TGGGCCTTCTGGAAGTTTTGTTGATGCTTTTAAAAAATCTTTTGCTGGTGTATTTGATCCAAGAGCAAAAACAAAATATCAAAAAGAAATTAAAGAATCTAGAGATTATAAGATTAATGTAGGAAGAGGATTTCAATTACAAGAAATTGCTGATGTAGGTACTTATGCTGTACAAGATGTTGCCCTAATGGAAAAATTAAAAACAAAAGGAGTAACAAGTCAATTACAAAAATTTAGAAACAATTTTTTAAAGCCAATTGAAAGAACTTACACTGGATCTGATAACGCTGCTAGATGGGTTAATTGGAATGGCGAACAATACAAACTTTCAAATGCAATTGCCAATTCAACAGACGATGCTGTAATTCCAGTTCTTGCTGTTAAAAACATTACTGATCCAACAATTAGAAATTTAATTGAAATTGGACCTAGTGGAAGAGAAGCTGTTGTTAATGTTGGAAAATTAAAAGCCGCTGGAGACGATGTAGTAGAAAAATTTATTAAAGGTGAGGGTGCTGACATAGCCTTAAATGTAACTCCAACTTATTCTAGAGTTCCAGAAATAGTAAAAACATTAAAATTTATTCCTCTTATAGGTAACTTTACTGCTTTCCCTGCTGAAATATTTAGAAACATGGGCAACACTTTGCAAAGATCTATTAAGGAATTAGCGAGCACCAATCCTGAGTTACAAAAAATAGGAATAAGAAGATTAACAGCAGCCTTGACTACAACAGTTGGATTACCAACAGGCTTAGTAGCAGCTGGAAAAGCTTTAACAGGATCAGATCAAGAGCAAATAGATGCATACAAAAGATCTTTTGCTGCACCCTGGGAAAAAACAGCGACCATGATACCAACAGAAACAGATGCTGCTGGAAACATTACAGGATTTATTAATTATAGTTATACCAATCCTTATGATTTTTTGCAAAGACCAGTTAAAGCTGTCTTAAATGCTGTTTCAGAAGGTAATAGAAATGAAGCCAGTCTTATGAATATAGCGGCCAATGCGACAACAGATGCAATAGGAGAAATGGCAGATCCATTTGTGGCCCCAAGTCTTGGTTTTAACGCTGTTTTAGAAGCAAGGCAAGGAAGAACAGATACTGGTAAAATTATTTACAACGAATCAGATACACTTGGAGACAAAAGCCTTAAACAAGCTATACATGTTTTTAATGCGATAGCCCCAACAGCACTGCCTGTTACAATTCAAAAAGATGCAGAAGGTACTCAACTTGTTCAAAAAGATTTTATTACTGCTGTAGCGTCTCTTGCAACAGGAGAAAAAGATTTAATTAGTCCAAAAGGAAGACCAATTGATGTAGCTGAAACTTTAACAGCAGCTTTTACTGGGGTTAAAACTGTAAGGCCGCAGTTAAAAAAATCTTTGTATTATAAAGCAGCAGAATCTAAAAGAGCTATTAGAGAAACAACCAATGAGTTTAATAGACTTCTTAGATCAAATAGTGAAAGAGACTCAGAGGCTTTTATAAAGGGTTATATTAATACGAACAAAAATAGATATAATTCATTAAGAGATCTTTATACCGCAATTGAAGATGCAAGAACACTGGGTCTTTCAGATTATGAAATTAAACAACAGTTAAAAGTTGCAAAAGTAGCAAACAGAGATAAGGTTATGATGGGAATATTTAAACCTAGCGAAATAGATCCAGATGTTTTATCTTTTGCTAGAAGAGGGACAGAAATTAAAGCTGCTCAAGATGTTCCTGTTTCAGAACTTTTAGGCGCTAGATTAGATTTAACAGGGCAGAGCCTTCAAGGACAATTCGAAGATCCACGCAAGCAATCAGTTGCTCCGCCAGTTAGAAGAGCAGCGGATGTATTAAGAGAAGAAGAAATAAACAAAATACTAGGCACACCCTAGAATATATCAATCACCAGCTCACATCTTGGATCGTCTTTGTCTACTCCACCAAACTTATAGACCACTTCTTTTACTTGTTTGAAGTCATCGTCTTGTATGATCCCGGCTTTAACCAAAGCATCACAAGCAAACTTATCTATGACTGAACATGGATTGCTTATGTCAAGTCTTCTGTTGCTTCTAGCATAGTAGGTGTATGTCAATCTAACTGGCTCAATAAATTTAGGTAAGTCTTGTATCTTTTCTACAAGATCTTCTGAGTATATTTTTTTTGCTGTAGATAAAACTCTGTAGTGTGCGTTCCTGTAGTTGTTTAAGTTCAGAATAAATTTTTTTTTCTTTGAATAGTAAACATCCAAAGGTAGTTTGATTTGCATTAAGTTGATGGCCTGGTTTCAATCCATGGCCTAATTTGTGTAATAGATGAACCATTAAATAAATTTTTAACTTTATCGCAAGTCTCCAAGATCTCTTGTGGAAACCCACTGTTTACAACTTCAATTAACTCTTTGCTAGAAAAAAAGTTTTCGCCCGGCGCGTTAAGGTTCTCAGCCACGTTAACAAATCTAATCTTGTCCTTCTCATACAAAACCATATCGTCATCCTTTTCCATGACATGAGCTGGTATCAACTCAGGTATAAAGTTATGTCTTGAACAACCCTTGGTTTGTCTGTCCTCGCTAATCTTTCTATCGTGCTGAGTGCAATGCCAATGAGCATTTCCTTTCTCAATGTCAACCTTAGCAAACCTACAAGATCTGCAATGTATTTTAGGTGGCAGTGCTCTACTTAGGTAACAGGCTTGTTGGCCTGGTGTCATATAACTTTTGATTCTGTAATCTGTTTCTGGTATGTAGTTATCTGGTGGGATCTCTGCTAGTAAAATACTTTTTGCTTTCTCTATCAAAGAATCAAAAGCACTACTATCATACTGAATTATTTCAGTATATAAGTCTGAGTTATTTTTGTTATAAACAATTGCAATGCATTGAGTAAACTTAAACAAGCCCATGTATAAATGTAACTGGGCAGCATACTCTTCTGACCACTCACAATAACTACCAAGCTTTATTAGGTTGTTGAAGCGATTGTCGTTGGCTGTCTTGAACTCTAGCAAGAATGGATCTTTGGTATCAATCCCCGGAAAGTTTTGCCCTACGCCATCGATGTGTCCTTTGACGTGGCCTCCCAGTGCCTCTGTCTCAAACTGTTTACCATTAGAAGCAAGATCAAATATCTGAGCACCGGGAATCTTTCTAAGTTTCTTAATAAGATCATCTTCAACTACGTTGCCTAGATCAAGAAGCCTTAAAACTCTAGCAGGCATATCATCAGGCATAAGCCAGCGATAACGCATCCATAACAAACGTTGATTCGGATTACCTATCTGACTCATGCCTAAGTAAAATCTTTGACGCTTCTCTTGTTGCAGTTCAACATCGTCTAGTAAATGATTTATATCTTTCATAAATCTATATCTTCGTTTTGTTTAGTTTTAATTCCAACAACGTTCTCATACTTACCTTGCTTTTGCACAATGATTTCAGAGATTGTATCAAATGCACCACTGTTAATTAATTCAGCGGCCATCCACGGTTGACTTGGTGATCCCCACTTGGTAGTGATCTTCTTCCACTTACGCACCGCCATGTTGTGTGCAGTGGGATGGCCAAACATTAGTGGCATCTTCTTAGGAAAGAACTCATCCTTAACTGTAAAGACTACTTGACAATACTCACTGCCATTTTTGGACTTAACCACTGAGGCAAAGATATCTGTGATGGGTTTGTTTTTAGGAGGCGATGCTTTCTTTTCATCTGATAAGACAGCCTGTCTCTCAGCCTTGGTACGCCTTGCTACTTCTCTTTCCTTCTTGGTCCAGAGAACTTTTGATTGTGTTGACTCAAACACTTGGCCGCACTCAATGCATTCTTTAGCAGAGGGTGAGTTGATAGCATTACAGCTTGCACAAATCTTAGGCTTGTATCTTCCGGGAAGACTTTCGCCAGGCTCTACCTCATCTAGACAGCCATGCCTAGCTACGTTCTCACCGTAGTCAAGCAGCAAACAATTGTCTTTGTCATCATGCAGTCGCATGCCACGACCACACATCTGCACATACAAGCCAATGCTTTGTGTTGGCCTTAGTAAAGCTATGCAATCTGTTCTTGGAGCGTCCCAACCTTCAGTCAGCACACCAACGTTGCACAGCGCATGGATCTTGCCATCTTCAAAGTCTCGCAGTATTTGGTCTCGCTTATCGTTAGGTGTCTCACCTGTAATAAGTTCAGCCTTAATATTGTATTGCTGTAAGTACTGAGTCATCTTGGTTGCATGTAGCACTGACACGCAAAAGAAAACAGAAGCTGTTCTGCCTTTGGTGTAAGCGTTATCTATCCAGTCGTTAATAACCTCAATAATGGTTTCATCTACCATGGCTATGTCTTCTAATTCTTTTTCCCGGAAGTCTCCATTCTTAAACTTCAAACTAACTTTGCTAGCATCAATGATGGCATTGTCGTTGACAGCAAAGGCAGACAATCGGCACAAGTAACCTGCTTGTATTAACTCTGGTATCGATACACTGTAGGCAAGACCCTTAAAGAAATGATCCTTACGCTTGCCATAGATATAACCCTGACCCATGCGATAGGGCGTAGCAGTACAACCCATAACTTTCATGGCCTGGCGTTCTGATAGGGTGTCAATTATTTTCTTGTATCGAGTCAAAGAACTAGGTGGCACGTTGTGTGCTTCATCAATAATCATGTAGTCAAACTTGCCAACCTTTTCTAATCTCTTGGGCGAGGCCAAGGTATCACGACTGGCAACAAGAATTTGTGCATTGTGTTGAAAGCGTTTCATACCAGCAGCGAGCACACCCACCGGGGCATCTGGCCACACAGACTTTAGTTTGTTTTCAGCTTGGGCAACCAACTCTTTTCTATGAGCCATGATAAGAAACCTGGCCTTGGGGTTTTTGTTAAAGACTTCTTTAATGAAGTGTGAAAATATAATGGTTTTACCAGCGGCTGTTGGTAAGGCAATAAGCGTTGGGTCTTCAGGCCTGGTATCAAACCAAGAGTGAAGAGCATCTATAGCGTTGCGTTGGTAGTATCTAAGCTTCAATGAATCTCTGTCTTTTGATCACGGGGTTGTATCAAAAGCTGCATTAACTCTTCATGCTCATAAGATTCGATGTTATCCATTACTACCGTGGATAGTAATTGCATAGCATCATAAGGTGTGTGTGAAAATTTAAAAGATAATTCAACACAGAATCTTGCAAGAGTAACTACAGCTGCTTTGGTATCTAGATCTTGTCTAGACCAATCATCAATGCACATATGTAAATCGTGCATCACTTGTTCACAAGTTTTTTTATCTAAAGAATCTAATAAATTTTCTTTTTCTATCATTTTTTCTTTCCACATTTAATAAAGTTAGTTTAGCATCTTTCACTTTCTGGTCGATGTCAGTTGGCAAACTATCAAATGTTTTGTCCAAAGAATTTAACAAAGATTCCATTACATTAACGAGGTTGTTGGCCTCTCTTTTGTCTATCAGCATTTCTTTTCTCCAAAAAAGATGGGAATATTATTCCCGGTTTAGTTATAATAAAAAGGCGAGGAGTAACCAAAGCAAAGTTCAGGTCATTCATAGCTTTAGTTACTCGCTCGAGGATTCTACCAACAACATCACTCTCTCCTTTTAATA